AAATTAAATGAATTATAAGTTCCTCCTCCAGAAACAGGGAACCAATCACTTCCCGGCAATAATCTAAATTCAGAATTTGTTGAAGAAGTAATCAGATAAGGTGCTAGGGAGACAGAGGATCCGTCTTTAGTAAAAGTAGAATTTGCTAAAAGAGACCCAAAAGTATGTCCAAAAATAGTGGGACCATCAACAAATAAACAAGTTCTATTTAATTTGTATCGGTTAAAATAATCACAATAATGATTATAAAGTTTATGTATGTCTTTACCAAATTTAAAATTGTTTTTATCAAAATAAATTTTTGTATCTTGTTCAGTTAAATTATTTGCTATTGATTGATAAACGTCTTTCCATTTAAAGTCATTTATATAAGCACTTAAATTATTTTCAACTATTCCAGAGGCTAAAGAAAGTTTAGCTTTTTCTGAAATGTAAAACATAACATTTAAAATTTTATCTAATTGATCTCTATCAACGTAATAGTCAACTGAAGAGCCTATTTCAGGACTCTTAGAATTAGATTGTAGTTTTCTGTTTCCTCTAACTGGAAAAGTTGAGCTAATAACTAATCCAGAGTAAATGTTTTGTGAATTCAAAGATTCACAAATACTATAAATATCTGGTAAATTATAGTAGTCAGGAATATTAACGTATTGTTGTGATGAGGGAATTAATCCAAGAGGTAAGAAACCTAAAGAAGAGTAAGAATTTTCTGTTACATAATTTTGAAAAGTTGTGGGCATGTTAAACCCAGATCTATCATACAAGCCAAAGTCATTTATTGTTGTTTTATAATTTCTTCTTCTAACTGAATTTCTTGGAACAATTATTGGAGCCGCACTAAATAAAGAATCAGTAATACTATCTACATCTGTTCTTTGTATGTAATTAAATGTTGAATCACTGGACATTCCTCTTTTATAAAAATTTAAATTAAATCCAGAAACTTCTTGATTTATTAAATTTGTAAAATCTTTTTTATCTAATTTTACATAAGGTAAGTCTGCTATACCGTAGGAAAAATTTTCAGTAGTAGAAGCTTGAAGATAAATTTGAGGAATTGAATGAGCTGGGCTAAAATCATCTATTAATTTAGCAAGAACAGATAAACCTTGTCTTGAATTTATGACAAGGTTTTCGTCTGAAAAAGTAAACGAACTTGTATTAAAAAATACTTTAAAGTGAGATGATTTTCCATTCCACAAAGGGAGGAACTGACTCTTTTTATTTGATATATCCAGAATAGTTGAGTCCCAATTAGGTGGATACTGAACGCTTGTAGTAAATATTAACCAACTATAACCTAAGGATATTTCTTTTCCTGAATACAAAGAGTTATCTAAAATATATTTTCCAACCTCTTTTGCAAAGGATAAAGGAACTCCAAAACATACTAATTCATCAACTAAGAAATCCACTATCTCTATACTAATAGTTTTGTTTAGATAATATTGATATTCTTCAAACGGGGGAACTAAAACATCCCTTCCTCTGTAATTCCATCTAGCATTACCAAAATCTGTTAATTTGCCCTCATACCAATATTTAAGATTAAACTTAGAGGACATTCTTATAATAATTTGGTCAACTACACATCTAATTGATTCATCAAAACTGGATGGTATATAAGTTACGTTATATTTAAATGCTTCTTGACGAGTCCAAGTTGTAAAATCTTTTAATAAGACGGACTCTGTTGCTAATGAATAATAAATTAAATGTGGTATGTATGATTCCCACATTTCTGTGAGTTGAGAAGATACTTCAAATGAATTTTTAGAGAATGTTGAATCAATTACATACTGCAAAGCTTTTTTAGTTCCAGCAGATCTATAAACGAATAAGCAGTTTATTAATTGTAGTCTCCATCTTAAAGGATCAGTACCTAGCAAAGACCAGCCAAGTAAGTCAGCTAGGTAAGGAAGATACTCGTCTGGGCATTTATTAACATCGTTTAAAATAGACAAGGTCTCAGTAAACTCTGAGTAATCAGAGAAGGCGTAAGATATTGCTTTTAAATACTTGTAAAATGGGCCCTGAGACTCTTTATCGTCTAAGTAAATCCCAGCGGCAAGAAAATCTTCAAAAGCATCTTTTACTTTAGTGTCATTTCTATCAAAAAAATTAACACTATAAACAACATCAATTAATGTTTTTAATTTATCTAACTGTTGTAATCCGCTTGTAAACTCAGGATCATCATAAACTATATTAGGTAAAAAATTGGTTGGTAGTAATCCTAAAGGAAACCAATCTAAGGTTTTAGCTGCGAAATTTCTAAAAATATATTCTGTTAAACATTTAATAGCAGTGTTTAGTTGAAACTTTTTTCCTGTCCAAAGAGTATCAACTAATGTATCCGCTATGATTGTTGATCCATCGTAGGTTACTCCGCTTACATTTAAGAGGTAAATCCAAGACAAATTCGTAACCAAATATTCGTGTAAAGAACTGTTAGCAATATCTTTAAGAACAATTGTAGGTTTATTTAAAACTATAGAAGGAAGTAAATCAGTTATTAAATAATTTCTAAACTCTGAACTAGTATTAAAATCTGTTAGATTTTTTCCACTTTTTAATGCGATATTTTTTTGTAAATCATTAAAATCTATATCTGTTAAATTATTTTGTTTTATAAAAAACTTAGATAAGCCATTAATTGTACTTAACCCTGAACAAATAGGACTAGTAGGGATGGAAGATACACCTCCTATGCCACTCAAAATTACATTTGAATATTTATTGGCAATATTAATATGTGTATTTATTATTTCATCAACTATGTCTAACTCTTCTCCACCTATAAGTTTATCTTCTTCAAAATAAAACTTAGGAGTAATTATTTCGGTGGCTTTTACATAATTTCTTTTGTAAAAGTTTTGTGTGTCAGGGTACTCTATTCTACGAAATTTAGTCATTATTCAAATACCATTATTATTGATAAATTATTTAACTGAATAATTTCGTTAAATTGTAGTTTTATTGTTTGAGGTAAATTATCTAAAGTTGAATATCTTACCTCTGAAACATCATCAAAAAGTTTTCTATTCAATTCCTGAGCAGAAAAAGATTTACCAAATTCCACATTGTCAATATTAAAAAATTCATTAATTGAAGCTATGACTCTAGCTTTTATATCTGCTTCTTGTTGTTTGTAAATCAAATCACATTTTATAGTAATTACTGGATCAATAGTTCTTACTAAACCGTCAACAACAACTATTTCATCAGTGAGCATTTTCTTAGGCTCCATAGCTTCTAATAACTGTCTTTTAAATTCTGGAGTCGCTCTTTTAAACTGTAAATCATTAGCTTTCTCAAGAATGTAAAGGTCAACTATGTTGGCTGACGAAAATGCTCTTCTCACAGCAACGGTGCATTTCCCTGTACCTCCTACAGTAGTTCTAAAGCTATTTACAAACGCTTTATAATCATTTAAAGTTACTAACCTATCCTGTGCTCTGTATAACAGAGGGGCATATTTCTTTGCGTTCTCTATAGTCTGAGCATTAGTTCCCCCTGTAGCCATAGAAGTATTTTCAACTGTACCGTCTCCAGTACCTAAAGATGTTCCACCAGAATTAAAATATTGAACAGTTATAGGAAAGTTTAAAACTCCTTTATTTACATTACCTCTAGTTCCTCCACCAGTCCTGTAAAATACCGTATAGGTATCTCCATTGTTTGGAGATTTACCTAATAAATTATCTCCAAAAAATATTGTTCCTCTGTAAGACTCATCAGTTGTTAGTTGATACACTTTATCATTAGGACCGTCTGCAAAAAATATATTCTGTATTTCACTATAAACTCCACTAGTACCTGTATCCCCATTAATAAAAACTTGAATACTTCCTTCTATGATTGGACCTTCAGTTAATTGGATATTTTTTAAAGAATCTGTATCTGAGAATATTCCTTCTTGTTTAATTAAATTTCCTTGTAATAAAACAAGATTTGTTATTGTTGAACTTGTAGTAGCTTCTGATCTCAGTATTTCTATATCATCATCATCGTTTAACATATCTATAAAACCCTGAGGATTGGTTTTATATAAAGTAAAAGACAACTGACTTCCATCTTCAGGGGATGTTATTACAGAGGTTCTTTGGTCCGCTGATATGACTAAATAATTAGTTGAAGTATTTCCCCATAAAGAATTATTTAAAGTTATAGAAGCATTAGCAGCAGACCCTGTGGGTCCACGCAATCTAAGCCCGATAAGTTCCATTAATTTTTTAACACTGGATCTAGCTCTGGCAGTTCTTAGATAATTTTCGTTTGCTAAGTAATCTGCTTTATAAGATAGGATGTGCCCCATAGCAGCAGTTAACTCAGTCATCATCATTCCCATATCTGAAGATATGAAGAAATTGTAGTCTAATGGGTAAGCTGCCTTAATATACTTAACTAAGTTATTTCTAAAAGACAAAAAATCACTTGCAGAGTAATCAATTAATGATTCTTTCTTGGAATCATCCAATCTTACCTTTTTTATAAAATCAGAAGTGACTACTCCTTTAAATGCCATATTACACCTTTAAATTAACCTCTAAAATAATGTCTTGCTGTTCTCTTACAGCACAATTAACTTTTATAATTAAATCACCAATTGATCCAACCGTATTCCTGCCCTTTGCTTGAAATTCTATATTTTTTACTAATAAATAAGGAGCGTAAGTTTCTATTGTTTCAGTTATATAAGCTTCTATATCATTTAGTAAAAATGTAGTTAAAGGTTCAAATAAATATTTTTTTAGATTTAAACCAAATT